TAAAGTAGTTTCATAAGCACCGTCATCATTGTCATCTAATTTAACAATTAGACCTGTGGTTGTACTTATATCAGGCACATCAAGATAGACACTTGACTTTGGTGTAAATACTTTTGCATTGGCAGAACTATCTTGGTTAAATCTTCTACCTGTTATTGCGTCAATTAATCTACAAGCAGAATCAATAGCAGTATCAATGTTGTCATCTTGAGCTGACCCTGATAAACCAATGTATGCTTTAAAATCTGTTTTATCAACATACTGTGCCATTTAAAGACCTACTTTGATTTATTTTCTTTAGGTGCTTTTGCTTTTGCTTCTACAAACTTAAGAGCTTTGTATTCTGCGTCAGGCATTTCCCAACCTGCTCTTGCAACAAGTTTTCCTTTACGCCAACCTTTTGGCATACCTTCAGCAGACTCTTTACAAAGTCCTTCGTCATTCATATAAATATCTTTTTTTATTTTCATAATTTCCTTTTTGCTAGATGTCCCACTCTCATAAGAGGAATGGGACATCAAAGCCATTATTAACTATTAAAAGTTAGTAATAGTACAGAAAGCAGTTGGTCGATAGACAGGGAATCCTAATCTAACGGTTGCTTTCATAACCATAATATCTTTTACGAAGTTTTCATCGTGGGAATCAGACATAGCGACTTCCATACCTTGTCTTGCGACAATATGACACGCTTGTCCACCACCGAATACTCCAACAATACAAGTTCCTGCAGGTCTTGTTGTATCTAACACGACAGGTAATCCCCATAGTGTTTGTCCAACGCCACCACCGAACTGTCCTGCACCAACAAATAATGGATTCAAGCTACCACTTGTAGTAACTGCGTTAACTTCAGTAACAACTTGATACCAATCTGAAGGGTGCATAATTATTGCGTCAGGACTTAAGAAGCTATCTTTTTGAATTTCTGTGATTGCTTCATAAACTTGTCCAACTCTCTTAAGGTTTCCTGAGAATGATGAGAAATCAAAAGTATTGATTCCTGATACATTCAAGAGACCTGTTAAGTTAGCACCTGAGCCTGACCCTGCAAGTAGTTGGTCTCCAACTGCAAGATTAACCATTGTTCGTAATCTTGAGTCAAGATAACCACTAACTGCTGAGACATCAGCTAACAACTCATCAGTTACAGGTAAGAATGAGCCAATCTTACGAATGTTCTCTGTCTTTTCTGTAAATGCAAGTGCGTTCTCGCCCAATGCTGAGCCTTCTGCAGTTGCAGTTGAGTTGTTTGTGAAGGTGGATTCTTCTAGATACTTATATTGATAAGTGTCTGTTGTAATAGTGTCAATCAAATCGATTACTGTTTGAGGGTTTCTCAAAGCAGTAGGTACGATTAAGTCTGACCTAGTTACTGCAGGTGGATAACCTGATTCTGTTAAAGTAGTTTTTAATTCTACTTTTGGATTCCACTTGAGTTCTGAATTAATGTTCTTTTGCCCATTATCCATAAAACTTTTGTAAGCATTAGAGTCAATGAGTTGGTCTCCAAGAGTTTTTCTCTCTACGGCTTCCTTCTCGTTGTGAATAGGCATTGATTTTACTTCTTTACCTTTTTCTAATGCTTCTTCAAGTCTTGCTTCTTGAGTTTCTAGAGCATTTAATTCATTAACTTTTTCATTAAGTTTTTCAATATCGGCATTTCTATCTTCGATAGCTTGTTTTTTCTCAACAGATATTTCAGACCCTTCTTCAAAAGTGTCTTTCATTTCTTTGATTGCACCGAATTGCTTTTCTCTTAATGCGTGGAGTTCCTGTGTGAGTTCTGTTAATTTACTCAACTTTATCTCCTTCATTAATTATGCCTTGACTTCTTGCCAAGACTTCTTGTGTGTTTAGCCAAAGTGAGTCAATATTATCTTTAGGTTGCTCAGCTTCTTCTTTTCCTAGTCCAAGAATGTTGTCTAAATCGTTATAGACTTCTTGGATTCGGTCTTGAATCTGCATAAGAGATTCTTGAGCAGACTTTGACAATGTTTTGCCTTTATCTAAGCGTAAAGAAGTAAGTTCTTTTGCTCTATCAATGAAACTGTTAATTGTGATAAGCACATTATCAGCTTCATCTGTGAATCTAAGACCTGATTCAACATCTTTAACATCTTTTTCTTTTTGTTCTTTTACTGCAACAGTATAAGTTGATTGGTTTGCACCAACAAGAACAGGGGAGACTTCAAATACAGTAGCAGATTTTATATACCTGACATCTTCTGATTGTCCGTCCTTTTGAAAAGTTCCTTGTTCTGCGTCATCAACTTGAAATCCAAATGACCATTGTTGTAAATCTCCCATAGCTTTGACAATCTCATAGGCTTCTTTGCCACTCTCAGAGGACATAATGAACTCGCCTTTGAATGTTGCCTTGTCATTGTCTTGTACTATGCGTCCTTTACCAATAGGATTCTCCCATTTGTGAGACCATACCATTGGTACTTCGCCTTCTAAACCTTTAAATGATTTTAGTGAGTTTGGTAAAACTACATCTCCGTCAGAATCTACATTGTTAAATACAGAGAAAACTGCTTCTACTTTGCCTTCAGTTTCATTATCTAAAGCAAAGTCTATTGATTTAAACTCTTTGTCCATTATTCTTCTTCCTTATCTACCCACGCTTCGTTTTCTTCTGTGTTAGGGTCGTCTGCAATGTAATGACCTTTGTCATTCCTTGCCCTTACTTTACTAGCTTCTTGTAATTTTTTTTCTTTTTCTGCTTTTGTAATTTTAACAAGCGTACCTTGTTCAACTAACCATTTAATACTTTTTTGTGGAATAGCTTTGCCGTCAATAAACTCGCCTTCAGCAAAGTATTTATCTTTAACAGTTATTCCATTTATCACTTCATACATTATGTAATTATCTCCACGCTAAATTCTACGCCTAAGTAATCAATACTATTTACAGTATAAACACCATAATTGGACGCTTCAACAACTCTAGCAGAACTTACCACTCCACCTAAAGTTGTATCTCCTTCAATAGCTGATTTTACACTTGTACTTCCACTTCCGTCTAAATAAGAATCTAAAGAATCCTGCGAGAGTTCTGCGTCCACTCTTGAAACATACATATAGATTGGAATGTTGTATGTGTCTGAGCCACGAGCCATTGTTGAATCATATTCCAATGAACTCATTACACCAACAACTGCCGTAGGTGGCTCAATAGAATCAGGTACAAAAGAAAATATACTTAATCCTGAGATTGTTGCGAGTCGTGTTTTTAATCCTTCTCTTATGCTAGATAAACTTGCCATAACTCTTACTATAACAAAAAAGCCACCTATGTAGGTGGCTTAATTGCTTTTGTTACTTTTTATATTATGTATTTACTTTTTGATTTAATATCTTTTATTTTTTTGTCAGCAACTTCTATTTCATATTGTGCATTTAAATAATTGTCAGAATTTTTACTCTCGCCCCTATCTAAAGCAAGTTCCATACAATTTTTAGCTACTCTTTTAACTTTTTCCAAATATTCAACTTCGTTTAATTCATCAGTTGCTATTTGATATTCTGTTCTTCTTGACATTTTGTCTCCTTTTGTTATTTCATTCATAATCAAAGATTAACAGAATTAAAAAGTAATGCAAGTATTTATATTAAAAATTATCTTAAAAAGCAGATAGCTGACCCTTCGGAGTTGATTGCTGAATGAATGAAACAAAGGGTCAGCTTCTTATCTGCGTGTTCAATGATACAGGGAATTGAATTATCGAACTCTTTTATCTTAGCATTATTCTTCTTCTACTAAAGTATCAAAACATTTAGGGTGTGAGCCTGAGATAATTTGTTCTCTCATTGAAGCGTCAAGATAAGGGAAGTATTCTTGCACAGATTTTCTTGGCATATCCCACATAAACTCGTGCCAATCTTTTCTAATGACATCAACAGTACCTTCTTCCCCACACATAAAACATCTATTGGTTGGAACTGTAACAATGTCATCAAGGACATCTCTGTTCATATATTTATAATTACTAAACAAGAGCTTTGCGTTCTGAATAGTAATGTGTCCTGCACAATGTTTTTCTTTTGGGCAGTTGCAATCAATTATCATTTTTTCTCTCTCTCAATTAATCCAAGTTCTAATTTTCTTTTTAGTAACAATCTCTCAGCTAACTCAATCTGTTCATTAGATTCTAAGTGATTGTAAATCTGTTCTAGGTTTTCAAAGATTGTCATTTCTTCAACACCATATCTTCCTGCTCAATTTCTTTATCACAATGCAAACAAACAAGTGCAGACCAATACAAATGTGTTACTTCTAATTCCAAAGTACATTCAGGGCAATCAAACTTAAATGTTGTTCTCTTTTGGTAAATCATTCAACTCCTTTATCCTAACGGTGTCCAAGTTAGGACACCGATTAGATTCTTTTGGTTATATCTCTTTTACTTCAATAACCTTGTGTCCTTTTTTATCTGAGAAAAATCCTGTAAAAAAATCTATGAAATATTCAGCAGATTTATTTTTGTTATACTCTCCCATATCTTGATTGTTTATTTCTAATGTAATTTGTATTTTCACATCAACTCCTTTTTCTATATATAATCAACTAAGTTGGATTATAATTTACGATTAATCTTTTGTCAATCTTTAATTATGAATCCTAATTAATTTTTTCGTATGGCTCTAATAGTGTTTCATATTGGTCGCTAGTCATAGACTTCACATCTAATATTTTTGAATCGTTTGTTAATGAATCAAACACCATTCTTACATTTGGATAATCTACTTTTAAAATAAAATATTTCTCCATAATCTATCTCTCCTTTTTAAATTAATTCACAATCTGAGATTAGCAGAAAAAAGACAATATTAAATCCTAAATTATAAAAATATCACTTTGTACTACTAAAATCTCTGATTTGCAATCTTAGATTGTTTCTGCTATCATTAAAAATGAATGATAAATATAGAAGGAGTGAAATTGCAAAAATTTACTTATCAAGTCTTAAAATCTTTTAAACAAGATTACACAGACTTACAAAACTTCCAAGACGCTGAGTTGGTCGTGGAAGATACTATCGAGCTTGATTGCTCAGGATTCGCAAATCCTTTAGAAGTCCTTTGGGCTTGGACAATCAGGGAAGCTCGTATCTATAACAAAAAAAGAACAGAGCAAGAGACAAAAGAGTTCACTTACTTTGTTCGTCAAAAACCAATTAGAAATCTTCAGAAGGGAGAAGAAGAATGATTAGTAATTGTGTTGATTGCAATAAAGAGATTAAATACTCTCCATTTGCTTTTGACCCAAACTCAGAATACGCAGAAATAACAATGTCAGGTCTATGTTCAAACGGCATAGACGGTTGTTGGGAATTGAAAGGATAATAAGAATGAAACTATTTATCAAGCTAGTGTTGATTGCTATGTACAACAATAAATATATTGATTGGTATAAAGTAAATCAAGAACTTGGTTTAGCTTTGGCAAAAACAGGAATGATGTTCCACCCTGAAGAAAAACCATTTAATAAAATGCTAAACAAAAAAGAATTAGATTCTTTATTAGAAGATTAGCTCACACTTAATTAAATCGGAAGCCCACCGTTCATTCGGTGGGTTTTCGTTTGTCGTAAAAAATTTTTTTTTGTTTACCGTCAAATAGAAGGAGTAATTATTTCGTCAGGTCTTGGCTCACGGTAGATAACATTACA